CCACAGGTCGGGGTTCGATAGGCCAATCAAAATTCCTTGCCGCCCCGGGGCGGACACGTCGAAGGCGGTCTTTACTGTGCGACCGCTGATTGCCGTTTCTAGTGCCCTATCCCACACCTTCTTCATAAAGTCCCGCTGCTCCAGCTTCCACTCCGCCTTCTTCTTCCAGAAATCCATCTTGGCCTGCTCGGCGCGGGCCAGCAGGCGCAATGCTTCGTCATCCAGCTTGCGCTCCGGCTTGGTCTTGGGGGCGAAGTCGCCCTCGGCAACCTTGCGTTCGTAGTCCGCGATGCGCCGTTGCAACTGTTCCTTGTAGCGCGTCAGGTCCGACATGAACACCTCATCGAACTGGGCCTGCAATTCGTCGCGCTGCTTCCGCAACGCCTCTGTCTCGGCGTCCTCCGGGGTGGGTGTCCGGGTTTTGGTGATCTTCTGCTTGGACTCAATCTGAAAAGTCAGGTCGGCAATCTGGTTGCGAAGCCGGGCTTTCTTGGCGTCCAGCGCGGAGCGCAGTTGTGTGGCCGGGTCGGTGACGGTGAACCCGCCCCGGCGTTTGGCCTCCTCCACTTGCTTGATAAGCCTGCGCTCCTCGTCCGATGGCTGCCGCCGTTCCACGCCTGTTTTCTTGGGCGCACGTCCCTCGGCCATGTCCTCCAGCTTGGCGACCTGTTGCAGTTGCCCCTTCAAGTCGCGCAGGGCCACGGAGATTTCGTCCTTCTTCAACTGGCTGAAAGCTCCGTAACCAGAGATGGCATCCATCGTCTCCCGGCGGGAGAGTTCAAAGCCCATCTCGGTGACATCCTTGTGGACGGAATCCACCAAGGCGTTGCGCTCGGTGACGCCCTGCTCCACATAGGCACGGGCAAGTTGCTGGATGATGGACCCCAGATTCTCCCCGGTGGCACCTTCGTCCTTGGCGGTCTTGAGCCGCGCCTTGGCCCCACCCAATCGCTCCGCCGGGGTGGCGGGCTTTTTGCGAACGGCTGCGGCCACCCTGCGGGAGTCCGGGCCGTGCTTATTGCCTTCCGCATCAATGATGGCGTTGGCCTTGTCCCACACTTGCGTTAGCCACGGGTTGATCTTGGCCCCGAACTCCCGGACCATCGCTGTGCTGAATTGGGCGAAGTCAACGGATTTGCGGGCGATGATGGCTGCACCGACTTCTGCCAAGTCGGTGATAACTGTCGGGTCCACGCCGCTGCTCATCCGGCTGAGACGTTCGCGGAGCCGGGCACGGGCGGAATCGGCGCGTTTTTCCAGCGAGGTGACGATGCCCTCCGCAATCTTCAAGATGCGGGGGTCGTAGTTGCTGGCTTCTGCCGCCGCTTTGTTGCGGGTGCGACCGATGAACTCCTGCACGCCCTTCTCGGCGTTGGTGGTTTCGCTCTTGGCGCGGGCTTCCGCCGCCTGCTTCTCCAGTTCCGCAATGCGGTCGGACAGGCGTTTGATCTCGGCGGACTCGTCGGGGGTCAGACTGCGACCCTTGGCCACACGAGCCTGCTGCTCCATAGTGGCGAAGGAATAATCCTCCCGTGACATGGCTTGCCGCCAGCGACCTTCCCGGCCCCAGGTGGTGCCACGTTCCTTGACGGCATCCATGAGCGCGAGGAGTTCGTCGGAGAGTTGCTGATACCGTTCTTGTGCCCCTGAGTCCCCCCGGTGGGTGGCCTCGGCTGCGTCATTCAGCCGGTTCATCAAAGTCTGCTTGTGTCGCAGTAACACCGCGGATTCGTCGGGCGTAAGCCCCTTGGACGGGTCCGCAGCCAGTCCGGCCACGATGTCACGCCCGGCGTCTGGGTTGGCTTTCAGCGTCTCCCCGGCACGATCCCAGTCGGCAACCATGTTGCGCTGGACGGTAACGGGTGCGTCCGCCATGCCCAGCCCAGCCCGCTCCAACTCCGCCACGGCGTTCTTCAACGCGGTGCCTTCAACGAACTCGGGGGCTTCCTGCGCCTGATTGGGCTTGGTAGCCGCCCCCGGCCCTAGGGGGAGTTGGGTGGGGGCAGCAGGAACAACCTGTTCCTTTTCGGAATCCGGCGTTCCTGTTTGGGGAGTGGCTACCGCACCAAACTCATCAGATCGGAGGGCCACTTCCACGTCACCGCGCAGTTTCATCGCCGCTTGTTTTGTTGCGGCATCTGCGGCGGGGTTTTGTGCGATGTCCCAGCCAAGGTTGGCTAGGTCTCCGTTGCCTTTGCGGGCGGATAGCATCTCGTTACCAAGACGCAGTGCATCTTGTAGGTCTGCCAGCGTGGCTTTGTTTCCCCGATTGTTGGCAACTGCACGCAGTAGATCAATTTGGTTCCACTCATCTTTGATTTTGGGGAAGGCCGCACGCCAGTCTTTGGTCCCAAACCACCCGCCCCCTTGTTGCTCAGGTAGCGGAAAACCAACCATGCCCGCAGCACGAAGTTCCTCGGAGGGACTTAGGTTGGATTTCTTCTTTTTCTTCCCCTTCAACTTCTCCACCTGCCCCGGCGACTTGCCGGAGGCTTCGAGTTTTGCGAGTTGGGTTTTGGGTTTGCCGTAAGAAACAGTCCATGCTTTTCCGTCTGGGGTGCGGACGATTTCGGACGATAAATCCCACGATTGCACGCCCATCGCTTTGGCGAGGCGATCACTGGCAAGGGTAAATTGGAGTTTGGCGTCGGCCTTGCTTTTGAACCGTCCGAAGGTCTGCAAATCCGAACCCCCCACCCCCTGACCTTCCGGCATCGCACCGGGCTGTGTAGCAGCTTCGGTCGCAGGGGTGGGGGAGATTTTTTCCCGTGCTTCAAGTTCTTTCAGCCGCGCACCTGAGCTGAAGGAGAGCGTACCTCGGTACTCCAAGGAAAAACGAAGATCGTTCAGTTCACTTTTTTCGTCGGGAGATAGCGGAGTGCGGAGGGCTTGTTCCCGCGCAGCAGCATCTTGTTCCCGTTGCGCGGCGGCTTCTTGCTCCGCTTGTGCCCTGCTTGCTGCTTTTAGTGGGGCGATCTGCGCGTCCAGTTCCGCCACCTGTTTTTGCAGGGCTAGGGCTTTCGCACTCCGCAGCCCGTTTTTGCGGGGCTTGGCATCCTCCGCCTTGCGCTGTGCTTCCAGCGCATCTCGTTTGGCTTGGAGTTCGGGTAGTATGGACCCCACCGCAGGCGTCTCACCTGCCCTTCCCGAAATATCCTGCCTTGGTGCCTCGGGTGCTGCTTTAGATCCTTCAGAAAGACCTTTTATTTTTAGGCTCGTAACAATATCCGTTATGGCTTCTTCCCTTGTTTTTACATTTCCAAACTTATCTTTTCCGTAAGTGCCAGACATGCTTTGCCCATCCGAAAGAGTAACGACAACTGTTGGGCGACCTGTTCTTTCAGAAATTGGACCGTCATTTATCGATTCAATGGTAACGTCAACATCAACTCCTTTATCCTGACTTCTATATTTTTTGTTTACCTTACCGCGCTTTCCTACAAGTGGATGCGGTTCGGATGCGCCTTGATCTGGCCCTGCTGGAGTCTTCGGTTCAACTGGTGGAGCCGGAATGACGCTGGTATCAGTAGCGGGGGGTTCTTGGGTTTTCGGTGCATCAGAAAGTCGGGGGACTTCAGGGAGTGTCGAAGTATCGCCTTTCTCCGCAGCGTTGCGCCTTGCCGCACCAACCCACGCAGCGTTATCCAGTTCAAATTGGCGCAGTTTTGCCGATGACTCTTTCGCTTCCGGAGAATCCGGCCCGAAAAACGCAATGTCATCCCTCTCTTGAATAACAAGTTTGCCGTGTTCGTCGTCAATTTTTCGTTTGTAAGCCAGTTTCTCGTTGTGCGTTTGTGCCTCTGGTGCTGCTTGATCTGGCCCTGCTGGAGTCTTCGGTTCAATCGGTGCTGGTGGCTCTGCTGGTGGCGCAGCCGGAGGTTCGCCGGGAGGCTTGGGCTTTGCGCCAAGACGCTCAAGTGCCGCATCCCACTCCTGATCGAAAATCGTTCTCTGCGCTGCGTCCAACGGAGTCTTCTTCTTGCTTACTCCAGTGATATCGTCGATCAAAGATGCCTTCGTTGTGGATGGCTGCTCGCTTAAGATCCTAGTGACTTCCTCTGCGACAGCTTTTCGATCACGCCTGTCCAGATTGTCCCTCAAAATTTCGGCAGACGTTCTGAGCTGCGTCGGGTCTGGCCCAACAGTTTGAATTTCGGGAGCAGTAACTTTTGGCTCAGGTTGAACAATTGGGCTTTCCGGCAACTGCTTGATGACAGACTGGCGAGCGTTGGGGATTCCGGAAGCCTCAGCCTCAGCAGCAAATGAAACCCTTCCTCCACCAACATCAGTTTTCAACCTGACGGGCTCTTGTGTTACCGGGCGAATTCCAAGAACTGCCGTCCTTAAAGCCTGCAATGCTGGCCTTGATTGGCCAACCTCCGGTGGAACAAGTTGCGTTCTCTCGCGAAGTGCTGCCGATGCCAGCTCTGGAACTCCCGGCTGCAAAAACGGTTCTGCCGTGACCGGAGGAATTCCAAGCTGCCGTTTTGGCTGGCCGGGAATCTCCGGGACAGAACGCTCCCACATTGCTGGTTCTCCACCCAAGCTCTTCGCTATTTCCCTTACCATTAGCCTGCTTCTGTCCCCCTTGGTGATCGGGATGTCGCTTACGCCATGCTTTGCCGCGAGCGGGGCAAAGCCAGCAGTGGTGATGATCTGCGCCTCAAGTTCGGCCATCTTGCCTTTGTCCTGTTCGGACTCCGGCTTGTAGAACTCTTCCGCATACTCCTTAAACATCGGACCAGAGCTTGCAACCATGTCCGCTGAAAATCCCAATGCCAGCAATCGTCCAGCGATTCCAGTCGGGTTAAGAAACGCTCCAGCGGCAAGTTCAGGTGCAGCTTTTCCAAGGTTGGCGGCAACTGCAAGCTTGCGCGAGTAGGGTGCCGCTGAAGAAATAAATTTCTGAGTCGGGGTCTGATATGGGCGACCTTCAATTGAAGCGACAAATTGAGGAATGGTCTGCTTCAGATTTCCAGAGTATTCTTTTCCGGGATATGTTTTAATCACCTCTCCGTCATCGGTTACTTCGTATGACGGAATTCTTGAAATGCCCTCACTGGCAAGATTGTAGGCAATCGTTCCCGGAACCATTGCGGCAGCAAATCCAGCGTGAGCCGTTTGCCTTGGACTCTTTAATCCCTCAACAACATTTGGGATCACATCTCCGGCAACGCCCAAACCTGAGCTGAATGGTCTTCCGGATAATTGAACTGGTGCCGGACCTTCAATAGTTGATGGTCTTGAAAGCGACGAGATGTCTTTAAGCTGAACCTTTTCGTCCGGGACAAATTTTGACGGTTTCGCATCCGGAACAAATCGAGACTTTGGCTTGTCTGGTACAAATGGCATTTATTCGCTCCATGTTCCCGGCACTCCGCCGATGACAACTCTTTCCCCTTTTTTCAGGCCAGCCTTCTCAGCTTCTTCTTCAGTTGCAAATGATCGAATGCCAGACGGTGCCGAACTCGGGATTAGTTGAGGATTTTGCGCCCTTATTCTTTCGGCAACAGCCTCGTCAAAACTGATACGTCGCGCTGGCTGCTGAACCCAACCAGATGGACCCCAAGCCCACACATAGTTTTCTGGAAGCGGAATCTGATCGCGCTCCGCAATGGAGAAAATAGGCTGTCTTGTTTTTGGATCATCCGGGGTATCGACGACAAGTTTTGGAACCCCGCTTGTCACATCGTACAGATCTCCTCTCACGTTCTGAAAACGAGGGCGCAAAGCGTTGATCGACGCTGAAGATGGTGGGGCAAATTCAGAGACAAAGCTTGGGGGGCGCAATCCTGCATCCAAATACCGCTGCTCTGCTTGAAGCATCCGAAGACGCTCGGCGGAATCAAGCTCGTCTTGATACCGCGCTCGTCGCGCCTGCTCTTCAGCATATTGCTGCTCCGTAATTGCTCCGGGAAGACTTTGCAACGCTTTAGGGCGAGGCGGGGCTGACTCTACCACGCCTTTGTTGATTATGAGTGGAACTGGAAGTGCCATATTTCCTCCTACACGATTCGGGTTGTAACTGGAACATTTCCTCCAGTAAAGGTTCCGCCATAAGCCGGAGCAAATTGGGCTCCTTTAAAATTTTTGTCTCTCAAATTTTTTTGTTTCAAGTAATAGTCCAAATCAAATTGACGCTGCTGTTCAGCGAGGTTTTGGCCAAATTGAGAGGACTGAATAGCCTGTCCTCGCTCTTGAAGAATTGGCTGCGAAAACCCGGATAACATCGCCAAAAGATCCTGAATGCCGCGCTGCTGTCGCTCTTCCCCCTGCTGGTTGTAGAGATCAAATCCGCGATTGCGGACAAAATCAGACGATGGCATTCCTGAAGCTGTGCCAAAATATGCATTCGACTTGCGGGCTAAAGATGTTCCCGGCAAACCCGACAGCAAATTGCCAACGATATTTGATGCTGACTGGCTTAATTGACTCCCGCCCGGAACGGCAGAGTTTATAATGCCGCTGTTAAATTGCGGTGTTGGCGCGGGAGCGGCACCGGATCTAAAACCCGGAAGGCTCTGCCTAGATCCCGGAACTGCATCTGCGATGTAACGTGATATTGCCATAAATTACCTCAAGCTTGCCACAAATCCTCCGGTTCGTACTTTTACCGCAATTTGTTCCGGAGGGGTTTTTACCCGATCCAGAAAATTCAATTCGCGAACAGCCTTGTTCCAGAACACTTCGGCGTCTCCTGCGTTCCCAGCTTCATCCGCCCTCAACGCCTGAATTCCGTAGCGGAGAGCATCAAAGTCGTCGATGAGGAGGAAATCATAATCATTGACCAGCTTGATGTGCTCAAGCTTCACCATGACGTCGATCTGCTTTCTGATCCTGCCGTAATCGTCCTCGACTCCGGGTATGCCAGCGTAGTTCTGAACCTTCATCCGGCGATACATCGGATTAGTCTCGTTTGGCTCATACATCGCAAGATAGTTTAAAGCGATGTCGTTGTTTGCATCGGGGCCGTATTCGTAGAGCCAAGCTCTGCCTTGGGTGGGCTGCCTGACAATGTGAGTGATCTTGGTGACAAGCTGAGTTGTCATTTGAGGGGGAGTATTGCCACCAGCATAACCTGCCGTGACTGTTACCCCATCTTCCCAGACACCATCTGAATTCTTTTCGCGCAAAGGCTCGTTGCCGTAAGAGAACCCGTAAATCTTAACTTTCTTTCCGACGTCTCCACTCTTCTCAACGTGATATGCAATTTGCTTTCCTTCAGCCCCTGTGACCTCGTTGTAAACCGGGGACATTCCGTCATCGACAAGATTTACTGAAGGATTGAACAATGAGCAGCAAGAGCGAGGGCCAACAATCGAATACCAATTGTTTGTGATTCTCGACTGACCCTGACATGTTGCAGCCCCAATCACCGTTCCAACATAACGCGGAAATGTGATGTGGCTTCCATAGACACAAAATTTGGCGTAAACCTCAGTCCCAAACCAAGCACCACGCTTCATCAACTGGCGTATTACGGTGTCGATCTGGTAGCGGAACTTGTCGGAATCGTGGCAAACCGTTGAGACTTCACGCAACCCCAAGTCGGCTCGGGCATCAGAAAGTTGATATTGAAGGCTCATCGTTTATGAATATGTAGTTCAGCTTTGCTTAACGCGCCAGAAATTTTAAGCATTCTTGCATAGCGTCATGGGGCTTGTGATTAAGGATGACGGCCAACCCGGCGAGCCTCCATAATTGGAATAAGTGCCAACCATCGTATCCCCGACATCTTTGTATTGGGCAAAAAGGTTCACCGGATTTCCAGACAAAAAGCAATCAGCAGCGAACCACCAAGTGGGTGCGAAATTTGAGTCAAAAGGAGTTGTGTAGTACATGTATGCGTACAATGAGACCAGCTTCCCGCCAACGCTGTAATAATTCTCGTCGTTGTTCCAGTCTCCAAAATACCGGACTGGCCTAATGCTGTTCCAAACATTGTAAAGCGGACACTGTCCATTCCATACAGGCTCCGTTGTGGCATCGTCGTAGACGCTGCCGGAAAGGAAAGTTTCAACCAGCGAAAGCTGTTGGAAAAAAAGCGGATCTGGCTGTGGCGCAACCGGGTTGCCGCCGTAAAAATTTGGAACCGGACCAAGCCCGCTGCTGCATACCAAGCTGGGCTGCAAAACCGAAATCGTGAAACCTTTGCAGCAGTTCATACGAATGCAAAAGTTATCGCCGGGTTGCTGTATGCGTCCACGGTTGGAGACATGTTGTTAGTCCGAAGAATTATCTGAAGCTCGACAGAAGCAGATGATTCTCCGGGAATGGAGCCATTGAGTGTGAAATTGAACGGACCAGTAAATATGCTTGGTGTAAGCGAATCGACCAACACTCCTCCAACAAACAAATTGAACTGGCATTGATTCGGCGATCCTGATGCCGATCCAGCGGCGTCCCAATTGACAGTGACTTGGAAATTTTTAGTCGATGCTGTTGGGTTGCAAATCTGGCAGCCAACCTGCAATGACTTTTGGCTTGAGGTTCCGCCTCCGCACGGAAGCGCGAACTGTTGGTTGCGTATAAAAAATGTTCCAGACGCTCCAGAGAAAGAATGGGTAACGCAGGGCGGAGGATTCGATACAAAAATCTCAGTCCACACCGCAGATGAAAAATCAGTCGGCGTCGATCCGCAGTCGTATGGAGGAGGCGAGCTTACTTGTATGCTCATTTCCTTGCAGCAGATCATAACGAGTTTGAGAAACAGATGACGAATTGGTACTCGCCTTCCGTGGTTGGCGTTCCGAAAATTTCCCCGGTGCTGCTGTTGAGGGACAGGCCCGGAGGCAATGACCCTGACGAAATCTGCCAGACTTCTGCTCCAGTTGTCGGTCCATCAATGGTGAGCTGCTGTGAGTACGCAGCCCCAACGGATCCGGATGACAACGTGTCCTCCGCTATTCCAGCAACGGTCACGCCATAGATCTTTACCGCAACATTTCCAGCCGTATCGGTTGCCATCAGCGCAAACTGATAATACCCGGACGCTGTTGCCGTTCCGGAAATTGTCGCGATGTTTCCGTCTTGGGTCATTTGCAGCCCGGTTGGGAGGGAGCCGCTTAGAACCTGAAACTCAACAGGTCCGTTTTGAGTCTTGGCTTCCGCCGTGGCTGTGTACTCTGCGTCCACGCAAGATGTCGTCTGCGACAGTTGTCCAAGAGAAATTCCAACAACGGGGACCACCCAAGGCGGATTTTGCGGCGGCTGCCAGCCTTCTGGGGGATTTTCAACAGCGGCGCAAGCTGCCTGCTGCTGCGCCAGCTCCGCAAACAATTGGGCAAGAGAGTCTGCAACTATCAAAGACTGGCATCCCTGTGCTGCAAAGTTTCCGTTTGGACTTACAAAGGTTCCCGGAGGATAGGTGACAGTCAGGTTTGTTGGGCACCTCCAGCCAGTTGGGCACGGCACCGTGACGGTGATCGGAGACTCGTTGTACTGGGCGTTCGTCTGAAGACCGTAAGTTGTCAGATCTTGGGGCACATCCGGACAGGTTACGGAAATGCATTTGCCGCCATCTGTTTCGCATGATGCTGGGCCAAAGTCCGGCTCTGAAACGGAAACAGCCTTGAACCGTCCGCTCACAAAGCGGCAGCTTCCTGTGATCTGAAATTTTACCTGAAGAAGGTATCCAGTTTTTGAGTCCTTTCCAGTCGATCCGTTGCAGTCAGAAGACGAAGGTTCTCCAAGAGAAAGTTTTGGAAATGTTTGCGGGCTCCCAGAAGAGCTGGCGCACTTGCTGAAATCGCTCCAAGGGATCCAGCATCCATTGTCGAAGCGATACCAGCTTTGGACTCGCACCTTTCCTATCACGTTGTCTAGCGTGATTTGACCGTTTGCCAGCTTTATCAGCTGGTTCTCCTCTTTTATGTCCGCATTAAACAACGCCGAAGTCTCAAACCCCCATGTGATGGGAACATACCCGTTGTCAAACCTGTTGTCCTGACCTGATGGAAGAAGCTCGTAAAACTCCATCTTGAGAAGGTCTACATTGTAAGAAAACGCAAACAAACGCTCCTCGTTGTTGAACTGACCTGAAACATATTGAAGGACGTTGATGCCAGTCCACAAACCGTCGTAAACCGGAGGGAGCTTGTCTCGCATCCCGCTGACGGGATCCAAGTTCACGACGACTGCCCCACCGTGCAAAACGCCTGCGGTGCATGGCTGCGGATTTGCGCTTCCGATCCACCGATTGTCAAATGTGACTGCGGTTCCGTATGGGAGAAGCTGCTCGTCATCGTTGACAAGAATCCTGTCGTCAACCTCGTCGCTGATGCCTCCGTTTCCGGTTTCGGTAAAATTCCGGCGGGCAAGTATCAGTCGCGAATAATTGTCGAAGGTTCTGAAAAACGTGTCGCTGTTGACCAAAACGGTTGAGTTTTGAGCCAGCGGACCCGGTCCAATCATAATTTCGGGAAGCAATGGGTTCCCGGTGTCTGGCGGGTTGTAATAATCGAACGGGGCCAAAACAGAAAAGATCCCCCCTTGGGTTCCAACCTGCACAGCCCCTTGGCCAAGCGATTCATCCAGCTTTGGCATCACTTTGATTGATGTGATGTATTTTCCTGAGGACGGTATCGAAAACGCCCCGCCTCCAAACGTAAGATCTACAACTTTGAGGATTGCGTCACGGTAGTCGTTGGCTTGAGTTCCGGATGGTCCGCGAGATGCGTCAGAGACGATAAACGAAACGCCATCGACAAGGGACATCCAGTTCTGCCCCATCGCATAACATCCCATGCGTCCTGCCGGAAGTTCTGGAACGGACAGCATAGGAAGGGCAATCCGTGTCGGAGTCGGAGATCCTGCGGTTGGATACGATGCCCCGGAAGCGTCTGAAAGGTTGACTAACCTAAGCAGGGTTCCTCCAGATGCAAACGTCAAAGGCGTGATGTTGTATTCGCGCCCATTGATAAAACACATCTGGTTGCTTTTTCCGGAATAGGCTCGGTCAAGCTCAACGTCCTGCGTGGAACCAATGCCCAATTGCGTGTCTTGCGTCAATCCTCCGGCCACAATGTTTGGAGCAGTTGATCCGTAAATTTTGATCTGAGTTCCGTAAGAGAATCGGTACCCAAACCTATATCCGGTCCTTACGGACCCCCTAAATGCATTTGTTAACTGAAGCGTGGTCCCAGAAACTCCAACAACCCTCCATGACGAAAGTATGCTGTTGAAAACCCTTCCAGAGCTATCGGTGGGCTCGCTTGCAATTGAAAGAACGGTTCCAATCCCAATGCTCCTTGGGTAAGTCATTTCCAGAGTAAGAGGAAATGTTCCAGCCTCAAATGACAATTCCGGGCCAACGACAAGTGTGCTTTGCTCAACACTTGCTCCAACAACCGCAGCAACAGACGGCTGAATTACAATTTGAGTTCCTTTTGGGTATTGAGTTGCCGTGTTGTCGGAAATGTTTGTGAGCGAAACGTCGTAGCTGCCATCGTTCTTGATCGGCTGATAATATTCACCGTTGAATAGAACCGGAAAGTCGTACCCCGCTGTATATGTAACCGCAGTTGCTACAAGCAACGAAGACCCAATATCTGGCACTGTTGACTGCTGCGGGGTTGCTGACGCCAATTGTACGCTTGCGCCCCTGCTCCTGCGCGTCGTTGATCCGTCGTAAAATATAGGGAGGCTTATTCCGTCGTTAACAATCACCCACTTGTCAGCCTGCCAAAGCCAAGCCTGAGACCTGTCTGCCGGGTTTGGGTCTCCATCTATGGTAATGTCTGAAACGGTGATTGCGCTTCCCTGAACATCAAATCTGTAAAGCCTTCCTGAGATCGAAGCTATCAAGGCTTGAGGGCCGGAGTCCGGCTTGTAGTAGCAGGCACCCTGAAAAACGCCCTGCTCAACCGACTCCTGAACAGACGGACTGGGCCAAGCGATGTTGATCTGCTTGTAAAACGGCGGGCGGTTTTGAATGAAGCCCTGCCTGACCGTTGCGTTCAAGGCAAACGCAAGCTGGTTTCTTTGGAGCAATCGGGGCTGAACCCCGGCGTTCATGCCGCCCTCAAATGAGCTGATTCTGTCGAAAAGCTCAGTGCCTTGTTTTAAGGTAGCCACTTCAGGAAAGGGCGTTTATCAGGCTGTTCCCAAGTGCATTGCTTCCAATGTGAGCAGCCAGCGATGCGATTGCGTCTGCCGTGTCCATGTTCTGGATCTTTATCAAGAGTGAAACTTGCCCTGAATCAAACTTCACGACGTTTGATGCCTCGACTGAAAAACTTTGGAGCGCAGTGCCCACGTTGTTTGGGCCGATTGGGGTTCCCGGAATCACGGTTCCTTGAGTGCTGCAATTTGCCGAAGTCAGCTGGATAACTCCTCCTGTCAAATTTGTGGTGTCGATCTCAAGGTTTACGTCAAACGCTTTTGATGCAGGGGTCGCCGGATCCGAAACCACAGCGTCCACTTTCAGAATTTTGAACTTATACCCCGGAGTGTAAGTCGTGAGAATGTCTCCCGCTGCGGCAACGTGCGACATGACAATCGGTATAGACAAAGTGAACACCCCAGCCCCAGCTTGAATTGAATCGCTCACCGTTCCGGTTGACTGGTCCGTAAATGAATTTGGAAGCGTTCCGGGGAAATACTGCGGGCCGCTTGGAGAGATCAGCTTTCCGGCTGAAATACCAACTCCGTTGGCGTTGTTAGTGATGTCGAGGTATGTGAGGGATAGAGAGGTGGAAGACGGTATGTCATCCACTTGAAAAAAACCGGGTTCAGACCCGTCAACATCTTGGGCTGTGACGTACTCCCCAATGTAAAAACCAGCAGACGAATCCACGTTCACCAAAATTCCAGTTTGCGGCTTGTTGAATGAGGGCGGGGCGGATACGCCAGATGTGGTGGCAACCGCAGACACTCCATTAGAGCCAGCCTCCCCGGTTGCCCCTTCGGTTCCGGGGACAGTGGTGACAACTGGGGTCGGGCAGGAACAATTGCAGTCTAAAGTGGCACTCATAGTATTTTGTTGCTGACTCGACAGTCCTCGACTTTGACCATATTTTCAAGCAGAAATTACTAATGCCAAATTTGGAAGGTTACGGAATCAGCTGGCCGGCAGAAGCCACCCAGTTAAATGTTGAGCTGTTCTTCATTCGGGCTGGAGGGCACTACAAAATGAACGGCAAGCTTTATGGGATGGGGCTTTTTCATCACATGAAGACTGCCATGAAACTTTGCTGGCCAAACGACGATCATCACCGCTGGACAGATTTGCTGCTGAAAACTTTTTGTGAAAACGAAATCAGCATAGTGATGGGCTGCGGCGATTCCGGGAAAACTTGGACTTTCAGCAAGATCTGCCTGATCGACTACTGGTCCGCTCCGCACGAAACGCTTTGGCTCGTATCAACCACTGAGGGGCGCGGATCTGAGCTTCGTTGTTGGGGTTCAATAAAAGACCTATTCAACATGGCCCGCGAGCTGCACCCTTGGCTTGCTGGCAACCCGCTGGATTACATCAAGTGTATCAGCACAGACTCAATTGAAGAAGATTCTGCCCGCTCACTTCGCCGTGGATTGATTGTGGTTCCATGTAAATCTGGCGGAACGGTGTCCGGTCTTGGTCCCTACATCGGCATCAAGGCTCCCCGGCTGCGGCACTTCGGAGACGAGGTTCCGATGATGTCCAATGCGTTTTTGAATGCTTATTCCAACTGGTATGGAAAGGAAAACTTCAAGGGATGCATGACGGGAAACTTTATGGAAATCGACGACCCGCTTGGGGTCGCATCTGAGCCTGAATGCGGGTGGTCAGAATGGAAAGACGAAGGCAGGACTCAGACTTGGAAATCCAAATTCTACGGAGCGCAAGTGGTTGCCCTTGATGGTCGCGATTCTCCCAACTTTGATTTTCCCCCAGACTCAGAAGGCAAACCTCGCTACAAATATTTGATCAGCCGGAAGAAGCTGGATGGCATTGCGTCCACTCGCGGAACAGATTCTTGGGAGTATCATTCTCAGGGAATAGGCAAGCCTGTGCGGGGAATGGATATCTGGCGTGTTCTGACTCGCGATTTCTGCAAACAAAACGGAGCCTCTGATGAAGCGGTGTGGTTTGATTCAAGCATAACAAAAATATACGCCTTGGATCCTGCTTACGGCTTGGGTGATCGTTGCGTTGGTCGCGAGCTGAGATTTGGCAAGTCTGCCGATGGAAACCAGATCATCTGTGCTGGTATTCCTGAGATAATTCCAATCAAGCTCAACGTGGGCATAGAAGCTGAGGATCAGATTGCCGCTTACGTCACAAAACGACTAGAAACTTTGGGAATCCCCCCTCAAAACTGCGGGTTCGATTCGTTTGGTCGAGGAACATTGGCCTATTCATTTTCAAAGATCCTTGGGAAAAACTGCCCGGTACCAATCGACTCTGGAATGCAGCCAACTGCGCGTCCGGTTCGCTTTGATCTCTTTGTTGAAGAGGTCAACACGGCAACTGGGCAGGTAACAAAACGTCTCAAACGGTGCGACGAGCATTACACCAAGTTTGTCACTGAGATGTGGTTCAGTGTCCGCGAGGCAATTGGGGCAAAACAGGTTCGGGAGGTGGACCCTGAGACGATTGCTGAAGGATGCCTCAGAAAGTTTACAAAGAATCGCCACAACAAGATTGAGGTAGAGCCAAAAGACGAGATGAAAACTCGCCCGCCATACAAAAGCCCTGACTTGATGGACAATCTTGCAATAGGAATCGAAATGGCGCGAAGACTTGGATTCAAGATATCCGCAATTGGAGACACCGCAGCAACAACACAAAAGAAAAAGCCTTCTTGGATGTTAAAAGCTGAGGAGTCTTCGCGAAAATTGCTGAAGTCCAGAACGCTTCAGTCGGTTTAGTGAAACAAGATCTCGCAACAGGGAGACTCTTTCGAGTAAGTCCTTGATGAACCCGTAACCCAAAGCAAAGTGTCATCACTTACGACGCCAGCCTTTTCAAGGACATGAAAAACAGAATCTATTATAGCTGGCATGTCTCTCCTTCTCCTGTCTCCTGCGGCATAATCCAGAGTGATGGACGTATCGACGGTGATTGTTTTGAATCCCTTTGGCAATTGTGACTTAACCAGCTTAACCTGCTCGTCTCTCCATTTGGCCCATTTTGCATTTGGTATTCTTTTTCCGGTTCTGGTTACGGTGATATTGTTTTTCCCGCCTCTAACCTGACCCGCCAAAACCAAGCATAGTTTTTGTGGGGCATTTATATCCCCAATGGAATCCATTATGGACTGAATGCAAATGCTGGCCTTGACTGGGTTTTCGTTGGGGATTGAGGCGATTGTTCTCTCAACAATATCGGATTTCTGATTGATCCGCTTTAGGTTCTGTTGCCTTACCCACTCTTCGGTGAATTTTGTCATTGGTTTTCTCTTCGTTTTATAAGGTCCAGCAGTTGACGCATTGGCCTAAGATCATCCTTTGACCGATAGTGGTTGAGGATCCCATACCCAAAATCTTTCACCGGGGAAACAAGCATCATCGATTTGTGTTCCCAGCCCAAAAACGAAACAAGATCTCCATCCACCTTAGCCAAAACGAGTATGTCAGCGGATCTCAATCCGTCTTTTTGCTTGAGCAAAAGGTTAAACGCTTTTCTGGCAGCTTTTATGTCGATGGAGATTTTTCGCCCATTTACCTTAATCAAAAAATCCTTGCATCCGTCACCATTTGGCCTCACCTCAAGATCCGGCTCCAGACCGGACCACTTTCCAAAAGCAATCTCCGCCGTGACTCCGATTATGTCCTCGGTGTTCTCGTCTTCAAAAAATCGCCTTGTGCCATTGTGCGAGTGAGCCTGCTGGCGAACGTAACCCTCCCACTTCGCGATGCTCATGCTCACCTTGATGGAATCGACCATTAGTCCTGTTTCGGTAGGCATTTTGTAATAAAGCACGGAGTTGATTCTCCCACCCAAGCCCCGATTTGGTTGAACGACCAGAACTCCTCCGCCTCCTCCGGGGTCATGCCGTCCTGCTCAAGCTTGCAGAGCACCTTTTGGGTATCGTAACAGACAATCGGCGCGCGGCCAAACTGCTCAACGACCCCGGCAATGCAATCGTCGTACCCGTCCATTTTCAGCATTTCCTCGTCGGCAAACTTTTCCGGGATGCAGATCTCCTTTGATTGCTTGACCGACTCAAGCTGGTCGTGAAGGTCGATGCACATCTCAAGGGCGTCAACGGTGTCGTTGATCCGCCTGATTGAGTTCTTGTCCTCTTCAGCCTCTGCAAACTCCATGTACAGGGCCATCAGCTTTTTGACTTTGGATATTTTCATTTTTGTTTAGACAACAATTTTTCGTGATTCAGTTTTTCCTCTTCTTTGATTCTGCGAGCCATTTCCATGGCGTATCCATTAAACAACTGGGGGTTCGGATCCATTCTGGTTTTTGTGTCGTGCGGGCTGCGAAGATGGCTGTAATACTTTCTGCATTCCTCCCTAAAAGCCGCAAGCTTTGCCGCTGTTGATATGCCGGATTTGATTTGTGCCATGATTAAAGATGGATCGATTCTGAGATCTTGGAAATGGCATGAATGCAATGCTGCAATTCGGCGTTTCGCTTGATCTGTCGATTAAGCTCCGATTTCAAAATGGCGTTGTCTGAATTGAGCTTTGCGTTGACGCAACGAAGCGAATTTACAAGCTGCTCTTTCGATTTTGATTTGAATTTTTGTGCCATGAAAATTCGCTGGCTAATTGCTAAAACGGGACGGTTTCACCGCCTTCTTCCGGCACGATTTTTTGCGGGGCAACCTTAACGACTTTTCGCCAAGAGCCTATGATCGGCATCTCGACGCCCTTTTCCGCGCTCTGTTTTACAAAGCCGTCGTTGTTGAATTTTGGACCGTCCTTATACTCAATCAGCACAAGATCTGCATAAGTGCCTTTCTTGCCTTTGAACAAACGCGCCTTGTCGATTTTAGAACAGTCCAGTTTTATTAGTATCATTTTCTAGTTTGGTTACGGCTTCAACAGCCTCTTTTAATGCTATTTCAAATTGTTCTTTTGTCGGATTCTGATCGCCGCACAAAACCCCAAGACGTTCTTGCAGCCTGTATGCAAATTCCGTTTCGATTTCATCCGGGGTCATCATGTTTTCTGCCTCAATGCGTATGACTTGGTTTTGATCTGCACAAATTCGTTTCCGGGTTCCCGGATGATTCGATCAGCCATTCTGGGGTCTATGTTCGCAATTTGCCCAACCATCAGGTTCGATGTTATTATCGTCCACTTCCCGACTCGCTGGCCCAAAAGGGTGTTAAGCTGTTCGGCGGCAAAACCAGATGTGTCACGCTCCGCGCCTATATCGTCCAAAAAAAGCATAGGCCAGCTCCACATCTCGGAAAGCATGTCGTAATTTTGATTCGATTTAAGACCGGATATGAATGCTGGCCAATAGATCTTGCTGTGAATGTATTGGCACTTGCTCCAATTAAACCGGGGCTCCGCCCAGTTCCACATGCGGTTTGCCGAATGCGTCTTTCCAACCCCGGTAACGCCCAGCATTGAGATCCATCTTGGTGACTGCTGGTACTTGACCGCCATGCAGAACCTTCCGCAAGCCTCCACCATTTTGATCAGCTCAGGATCGTCAAATGTTTCTATCCCAAGCCATTCAGACCACTTTTGAATATTGATCTGCGGCACCTTCGTTGGCTGTTCCAATTGAGCGGTCAACGCTTTGCCTACCAGTTGATTGATTGATTCCATTTTTCCAAGTTTTAGGGTTGTCTTTGTATCGTTGCTGTCCAAACCATGTTGCGGGATGGGGTGTAAACTCCTGATCCTCATAACGCCGCGCTTCAGCGTATTCCTTGGTAGCCTTCAAAAGCTGGTCAAATCCAACATCGTCGATTGCCTTGCGTATCTTGGGCACGGCAGCTGGCTTTCCGACATGGCGCGGATAGGCTTGGTAGATTGCGTCGATCTCCGGGTTTGATTCGCGATGCTTGGATACCCGGATAGCAGTCTGAGCCCTGCTTTTGATGGCGTCGTATTTCTGCCAGTTGAGTATTCTCCAGCCCCAGTCGCGATGTTCATCCAGCCGTTCAATGCGACGACCATCGTGGTCAGGATCTCGCGAGGCTGGATCTGGGGACTCCAGTTTCTCCAGCTCCCGATTCAAGACATCGATGGGTATGTTCAGTTTTCGGCTCAATGCCTGACGGGTTACATCCACGATGCCAGTCTTGTAGTCGGCAAGTTTAAGGAGATCTTCAAACACATGGCGCATCGTGAAATCCTCAGCGATTGAGGAGTCCAGTATGGTTAGAAAAACGCGAGAATACAGTTGGCTCATTGGTCTTCTGAATTTGAATGTTTGTCAGCAGCAATCGGCTTGTCTTTATGGGTTTCTTTCCAGCATTTCTCACACATGTAATGGCGATCTCCGTACCTGTCGCCAAACAAGATTCCGGGCCGTCCGCAATCGCACCTCGGATGATCGCTCATCGGCTCAATCGGCTTCTCGTCTCCGACTGCCCATCTGCCGACGATGACTAACCCGGTGAACACTAGGGCAAGCGATAAAAAAATGATGATGACCGGAATGATCATTGCGCCTCGCTTTCTGGCGACAGTTGGTCAACGCTGATCTTTGCGTTGTGGGCAAAAAACATAAGCCCCTCAACTGCATCGAATATCGTCTCCTTGGGATGATCCCACCCGCAACCTGACTCAAGCGAAAAACAAGCGAAAGAGCGTGGGGTTGATGCAATTTGACAGAGGATGTAAATCGTTTGCTCCCCTGAATCGATGAAAAGATCACCGGGGCAGATTTTGCTGTGACTTTGGTCGCTTGAAGCGATGCTGACTTTGTTCATAACTTTGATTGCGGGCGGCTGTTTGCGTTGACTCTTCGGATGCGTTTCGATTCCGATTTCGGAGACGCTATCAACAAGCCATGTAACGGTCAAGCGTTTCATGTAACTATTTTTGGAAATAGCCAAGAAAGATCGCCAGCAAAAACATTCTCCCCTCTGCACTCCCCTCATAGTTTAAGTAATCAGTAATTCATATATAACACCATGAATTTGCGTTACACTTTTGTTACAGGTAACAATGTCAATGTTACAATAGCGATTTCATTGGGGAATTTCAGCACAATCAGAACTGTAAGAAAGTTTCATAATGCCGATAAGACAAAATGCAGTTGCTTGAAGACACTTACCAGAACATGACTTAACCCAATCTGGAACCAAAACACAAACTCTCGCCTTGAAGATCTTTGCCACTTTTAAGCCGTTTTTATAGCATTTGCACATCAAGACAGGGTTTAGCTAATCAAAATCGTTTATAGGGCATTTTAGGAGGTTCAGACTTCCCGCCCT